CATTGCAAGTAACCCGGGACACATCCGATTAAATACATCGGTCATGTTTTGTTGCAGGCTTGCTATAAATTCCATATCCTTGCTGGACATTGCGCGTTGTAACCAGGTAACGCCCTCGCCCACGCCGCGCAACATCATCATTTGATTCTTCTTTGCGGAGTTTCTCACGCTCTTTTGTACATCGTCCCATACCTCATTGGTTGGATACTCCTTGAAAGCTAATATACTTGGAGGCGTGCCATTATATTCCGCATAGGTTGTTGTGCTTGTTTTCCTCATGGCTAAATCGCCTTGTATTGTCATGGCTAGGGATTCCAAACGAGATAAACCAACAAATCTATTATTGGGATTGAATTCTTTGTAGTGTACAATTTCCCACGTTTCCAATCTTATCTTTTCCTTTCCATTGCCCGGAAAATAATCATAATGGTCAATATACATTTTTTGATCTGGCACTGGTGTTATCTGTGAAAAAGGAATAGGCCAGATTTCAATCGGACGGCTATACTTATCTTCCCTGTTCAACCATCGAATAGCATTCCCGTTTAGCAAATAAGAACTAACTGTATATTGCGCTAACTCTAATCCGCTATCAACAGGATTGGGATTTCTTAATAATAACTCGTAGGGATGGTTGGGAATGTCTCTTACCTCTTCGCCCACCATTCGCTTGACGTTGAATTTGGCAGTGCCTACGTCATTTCCCAAAATACTTACAGCCGTTCCCAATATGGGTGACAGCCTGTAAAGGTCAGCCTGATTAGCAAAAATCGTCGGGTCAGGAATTGACCATCTCGCAACGTCCGCAGTCTCCCCCAACCAGAGCGGAAGGTTTTTATCTATTTCACTTTTTATGGCTTCTTGTAATCTATACTCAAATTGTTTTGTGCTGATAAACCCTGCCCTTTCTAAAATAGAATCAATAATAGTCATGGTTATTATTCCTTATGCAAAACCAATGGAATCCAGCGCATTCATATACCCGATAAAATTACACATCATAACCGCTTCGCCTACGTCTGGACTTCTGCCTATCCGCGTCTTTATTTCTTCCTTGTCCTCTACTTTTACTCCCGCGCTGGATACCTCATAACGAGCGGAGCATAAATCGGCAAGTAACTCCGTGTCAGGGGGTAGGGCTAAATCATCCCCGCTATTTGGGTCTAGTGCGTCCCTCATTCGCCAATACATTTCAGCGCGTTTATTTCTCATCTTTAGCTTTTTGCTTTTATCCCTGTATTCACTGCCTTCGGCTGGATTAAATGGCACAACGTTATTATACATAACCTTTAGATGGTCATAAGCAGATGAACCAATACCAGATACATCTATATTGATATAGTTTGGCGCAGCTTCGCCAATTGCTTGACGGGCATACTCCGCCATTATAGCACCATCTTTAATAATTATGCCTGGCCAGCTATTGATTTCGTCAAAATAATTATCATACCGCAAGGCTAGAGCCGACTTATCTTGTCCGCCCCTTGACGGGTCAATTCCAACGGCGGTTAAAGGTGTATTTGGTTTTTCCCTTTCCAGCCATCTCTTTTGCGCCAGCCTTACCCATTCGGTCGGAATAATTTGAAATGGATTAGGAAGGGCGGACGCCTTGAAATCTCCATTTAACAATTGTGATCTGAGCGGCTCTGGTAACGATTGCAATACTGATTTATACCTTCCATCCTGAGAATAAAAAGGATTATCGTCTAGTTTGGCGGGAATGAATGTTCGTGAGCGGGGATATAATTTATCTTCGTTATGCTCGAAGGGCGTGCCGTCTTTAACTTCCTGCTCTTTACCATTTACGGTTACATACCAGCGTAATTCCCCAGGCTTTGCGGGATTGGGATGTGTATCTTCCAACCATGCCGAATATCTCCTGACAATCCACGACCCCGCTTCATCTATGGGGGGGTTGCCCGTCAATATAACTCTAACCCTTTGCCCCGTGTCAATAGTTCTATTCCATGCCGTAACAAAGGATACTTGCTCCTCTGAAAATTCAGGGGCTTCATCAAAGGCAATAAAGTCATGCGGGCGTCCTTGAAAATTCGTCTTATCCTTCTCGTATTGCATTGCCCCAAATTCCACCATATTACCATTTGATAATCGCCATATATGCAAACTTTCATTGTAACTATCTTTAGCGTGTGGTTCATTTTCTGGATTATATATCTGCTTTGACCGTTCAATTAGAAACCTAAGATTGGGAAATACGCGCCGAAATATAACAGACCTTTGGTGCATCTCCCCCGCTATGCCTAAAACCAAATCAGACTTACCACCGCCCGCCGCACCACCATAAAATAATTCGTCAGCGCGGGAAAGCAGGGCGAGCCACTGGGGTTTACTTTGAGGCGTCCACTTTGCTGTTCCCTCCTGCACCCTTACCAGGTACGATTTCTCGGAGGGCATCAGCGAGAGTAGATATTGCTCGTTCAAATCTTGCATCATCTTCCTTTGGTTTCCAAGTGCCATCGCTGTTCGTGAGGTCAACAACTTCCTGCAATATCTTGGGATTAAGCACCTGTAAAGCCAATTTATTATGAGCAGGATTGCGGGACGTGAAAAACTGGCGCAGCATAGCATCGAGGCGGGTCATCTCTGTTTCATCCTTGCCTATCAATTCGGCGGCTATTTTCCGCATGTGTTGGCGCATAAGGACAGCATCACGCGGCACGCCCTTGATATTGCGGCGCGGGTCAAAGCCTTTTACAAATGCCCTGCCCTTTTTTAAGTTGGCAAGCCGCTTATCGGCAGTATTTTCGGCAGTATTTTCGAAGTCGTCGGTCATTTTTTTATAAGGTAAGACGGCTAGAAACCCTGGCTAAGCCTCAAGTTTTTTGAAATATCCTATAACCGCATAAGTCAACGGGGTTGCTAATATCTCGTAAGTAATTTTAAATACTGCCTGTGCTAAAATCATTCCAGGTAATGCCACAGTAGGAACAATACCATAGAAAGCCAAAGACATAAATACAATACTATCCAACGTCTCACCAACCAATGTACTGCCAATGGTTCTTGACCATAACCATTTTCCATTTGTCATCTGTTTCATCTTTACCAATACCCAGGCATTGGCATTAGTACCAATTAGATAAGCACAAAATGAAGCAAACAACAGGCGGGGAGTAAATCCAAGTACTACTTGATATGCGGATTGTCCTTCAAAAAAGACAGGATAGGGTAGGACGATTGTAAGCATAAAGAAAATAACGGCGAATAGATTTGCAATAAATCCAAGCCAGATTATCTTCCTTGCCACTTCCAAGCCGTACACTTCTGGAACCACATCCCCAATAATATAGACAATCGGAAATAGCCAAACGGCGGAAGTCAGGACAATACCAAATGGGGCTTGAAACATCTTGCCCGAAATGATATTGCTAACAACAAGAGCCACGCAAAAAAGCGCAGCCAGTATAACGATATTTTGTGAAACTTTTTTCATTTTATTTTTCCTTTATTTTTATAAACGGTTGGTCTAAGGGAAACAACCGCCTTACCTTAAATATATTGTCGGGTCTGGAATACCTGCCAATTGAAAGGCTTCTTTACGTTCAATACACGTTCCACACGTTCCACAATGGACATCCCCGCCTTTGTAGCATGACCATGTTTTACTAAATGGCGTCCCTGCGGCCTGTCCTTCTCTTACTATATCACTTTTTGAATACTTTATAAATGGGGTTAATAATTGCACGTTTCCGAATCCTTCAATAGCCTTGTTTTGCATCTTCTCAAACGCCTCCGTAAAGGCCGGGCGGCAGTCTGGATAAATAAAGTGATCGCCAGTGTGTACCGCGATTGCTACCGCGTCCGCTTGCTCTGCTACCGCCACACCGTAAGCAATAGATAGCATAATTGCATTGCGATTTGGTACTACGGTTATTTTCATATTCTCTTGTGCGTAATGACCATCAGGAACGGGGATATTATCAGTCAGGGATGAACCGCCAATTAGATGCGTCAAGCCTGAAAGGTCTACACAGTCCCATAATCCATTAACGGCATAAGCAGCAGAGCGGGCAAAGTCCAGTTCCTTCTTATGTCTCTGTCCATAATCAAAAGATAATACATGAATATCATGCTTATACTTTGCTTGAATATAAAGCATTGCCACACTATCCAAGCCACCAGAAACGATTGAAATAATTTTCACAGCTTTATTCCTCTGAAATATTTG